TGGACGCAGTCCGGCGCAGCAGTCGCCGACTTCACCGTCGCGTCGACGCCGCGAACCTACGACCGTAACGCCGGCGAGTGGCGCGACGGCAACACCCTCTTCATGCGCTGCTCCGTGTGGCGCGAGACCGCTGAGAACGTCGCCGAGTCGCTACGCAAGGGCATGCGCGTCATCGTCCAGGGGCGCCTCACCCAGCGCTCGTATGACACCCAGCAGGGCGAGCGCCGCACGGTCGTTGAGCTGCAGGTCGACGAGGTCGGCCCCTCCCTGCGTCGCGCACGCGCGCAGATCACCCGCAACCAGGCGCAGCCCGCGAGCGCGCCGTCCGCGAGCGCGTCGGCCTCTGGCGGTGGCGGGTGGGGGCAGGAGGCTCCGCAGTATGACCCGTGGGGTGAGCCTGGCGGGTCGGCTTCGTCTGAACCGCCGTTCTGATGGAGCGGTACTGCCCGGACTGCGGCGTTGTCCTCGCTGCAGGGCACGCGCGCTGCAAGCCGTGCTTCCGACGGTTCGAGGCTGAATACCAGCGGAAAACCGAGCGCGACTGGATGCGCAGAAACTTCCCGGAGTTCCGGCCCCGGGACTTGTTCCCGGAGGACGGCTGGGACCAGACGGAGAACAGTAAACCAGACGTGAAGGAGGGTGAATAATGGCCTGGGTGCGGGTCGGTGATGAGGCGCTGAGTCACCCGAAAATCATGGGTTTGTATGACGTTGAGGGGGCCGAGGATGTGTCGGTTATCGAGATGTTCGGCTTCCTCATGGCGCTCGCGACCTACTCGGCCAAACACTTGACAGACGGAATCATTGAGAGGGGCGCGGCCTTCCGTGACGGTGATCGTTCGCGGAGCGCGCACCTGATTGACGTCGCGGTGAGCGCGGGTCTGCTCACGTGGGTTGAGGTGGAGGGCAAGCGCAAGCTGCGCCTGTTCACGGACGAGGAGTTTATCCACGTCCAGCCGCGCGAGGAGGTCATGCGCCGCCGAGCACGGTCGCGTGAGAACCGCGACCCGAACAAGAAAGCTGCTGTGATCTTCCGCGACGGCGATCAGTGCCGTTACTGTGGGAAGGTCGTGCGGTGGACCGGCCCGACCAGTTACAACCTCGGCACTCTCGATCACGTGGACCCTGACTCGCTGGGGGACGCCCCGGTTGATGGTCTCGTGGTTGCGTGTTATGAGTGCAACTCGTCGCGCGGTCACGCGCGCGAAGCGTTCGACGCAGCCTCGCCGCTGCGTCCCATCCCGTCCACGCCGTATTACGGCGTGTGGTCGGCAGAGTTCCTGACTAGGTACGGATATGAAGCCGCGCCGTCCGTGGATCCGGGCACGCCCGTTGACCCCGCCTCAGAGACGCCCGCGAAGGGCGATCTCCCGGGCCGAGGGTCCGGAGCGCCTGTTGAACCCGGGCGCGGCTCCAGCGGCCCTGCGGAGGCCGCTGTGCGTGACCCCGGCGCGTCCGAGAGACGCGCGTCCGAGGGTCCGCGTATTCGACCTAGTTCGGACTCAGGTCCGAACCATAGTCCGACGTCGAAGGGTATCAGGTCGAATACTCTCGGGTCGGGTCGGGACGGGACGGGCCGGGAAGGCAAGGGAAGGGCAGGCACGGGCCAGGCCGGGAAGGGTCAGGCCGGGCACCCGCGCACACCTCAGCAGCAATCAAGCAAGCGGAACCGTAGAAGGAGAAGAAGATGAACAACGAGAAGGAAAAGCTGAGGGGCAAGGTAGAAGACGCACTCTCAGCACTGGTACAGGCAGAGCACGGAACCCAAGCCGTGACCGGGGCGTGGGTTGTGTGCGCTGAGGTCATGGTCCCCGGCGAAGAAGATGTCACAGTCTTTATGCACGACGGGGGCGGCTCGATGCTCGCACGCCGCGGACTGGTCGAGTGTACTCGCGATCAGCTCTCCTCATGGGTGGAGGACTGCGATGACTGACCATGACGACCGCCGGGTGTGCGTGGTGACGGGTGAGCCCCTCCTCGACGGAGAGTATCTGTCGCGTGGAGGCGCTGCCCGTGTCCGTGTCGCGGCAGCGTCGATGCCCTCCCTGATGAGCGACCTCGCCTATGCCGCGTCGCATGGCGTGCGCACGGGTGAGCAGGTCGGCGGCGCGGGTGTCCCGTCGTCGCGGGCGCCGATCAACATCGCGCTCATGATCGAGGTCGACGAGATGTGCGACGCGGTCCTGACCTGGGCGTCTCTGCTCCTGTCGCACGTGATGGGGCCGGCCTATTGGGCGAGGCCTGGCGATTGGTGGCAGGTCGCGCGCGTGTTCAAGACGCATGAGAACAATCTACGGCGCTGGCCCGATGCGGCGCAGTGCGCAGATGAGGTGCTGTACTCGGTCTCGCGCTTGGAACGTCTCGCCTCCCCCGGTCGGCAGCGTCTCGTCTACGTCGGCGCGTGCAGCCAGTGCGGCGCTGATCTTCTCGTCCGTGACCCCGATGAGGACACGACGACATGCCGGGAGTGCGGCGCGGTCGAGCAGATCGCCGACGCCTGGGACCGGCTCCTCACGAAAGCTCGTGAGTCTCTCTTGCCGCGCACGCGCGCGACTCGCGTCGCTGAGCTCCTGGCCGGCGTGCCGGTCAAGGACTCGACCGTGAGGAAGTGGCAGCAGCGGGGGAGGGTGGCCCCGGCGTCGAGGGAGGGGGGCATCCGTCTGTACAGGGTGGGGGACATCGAGGCTCTTGCTCTCCAGCACTTGACACGCTCGTAGCGCGCGTCGCTTGCGCGCGCGGGTGTCACGGTGTATTTTGCTATCGTGGCCCCGCGCGTAAGCGATGGGGTTTCTGCCTTATACGGCATCCGCGCACATGCGTTGACCCCCGCTCTTCTCGGCTCCGATGGAGCGGGGGTCTCCGCATACCTGGGAGGTGGTCGACGTGGCGACCTCGCGCACAGGAACCGCGCAGTACAAGCACTGGCGTCGACGAGTGCTGATCGCAGCTCGCGACGCAGGCCTCGCGCAGTGCCCGCACTGCGGCGTTCACCTGGACTACACGCGCGGCCTGCAGCCGAACAGCGCCGAGCCGGATCACATCCTGCCCGTCCGTTGGGGTGGAAAGAACACTCTCGAAAATGGTCGAGTCCTTTGTCGCAGGTGCAATCAGTCTCGCGGAGATGGGACGCGCCCGAAGGTCAAACCGCGCAGAGCGGCCTCCGTCGACGTAGACTGGTGACAGAATCAGTCGGCGGGCACGGGGGTTTACCCCTCCCCCCGCCTACTCCTAGCCCCCGGTACGCATAGCGCCATACCCCCCCGTTTTTTCCGGGGGTTTCGCGCAAAAGCGGTGGCTGGGGGCTTTCGTTTAGGGGCGGCTCGCCTGGCGCGTTTAAGGGGCATGTGGGGTAGACGGTAGGCATTTTCGGCGGTTTCACCAGGGAGTAGGGGGGGGAATTGGCTGAGAAGAAGGCGAAGGCGGCGAGCGCTCGCGGGCGTAAGACGTCGGCGAAGAAGTCCGCGGCGAAGAAGGAGCCGGAGGTTCCGGCATTTGATGCTCGCGCTCAGCGCGCGAAGCTGCTGGACGCGACGTTGCAGTCGATTGAGTATGCCGAGTTTGACAAGCGGGCTCCGCTGATTCGTGAGGCGCGGGCGCTGATTTCTGAGCTGGCCGGCCCGGCTGTCGTGGTCGAGTCGAAGGAGGGGGGAGACAACGTTGTCAGCTTCCAAGACCAGCTCGCACGGCGACGGTCAAACGCCTCGGGTGCGGGTCGCCGCTAAGCGGCGCGCTAAAACGTTCGGGGACCTCGCCGGCGAGTTCGCCGCGAACTTCGGACTGACCCCCGACCCCTGGCAGAATCTCGTCCTCGATGACTGGCTCGCTGCGTCCGCGAAGGACGAGTGGAAGCACATGACGTGCGGCCTGTCTGTCCCTCGTCAGAACGGTAAGAACGCGCTCCTGGAGATCCGGGAGCTATTCGGCATGGTGCTCCTCGGGGAGAAAATCCTTCACTCCGCGCACGAGGTCAAGACGGCGCAGGCGCATTACCGGCGCTTCAAGCAGTTCTTTGGGAAGAAGGCGAACGATGAGTCGGCGGACTTCCCCGAGCTGAACAGGCTCGTGGCGAACGTCCGTAACGTGAACGGCCAGGAGTCGATCACGCTCTCGAACGGCGCAGAGCTGCGAGTCATCGCGCGCTCGAAGTCGTCAGGACGCGGCTTCACCGCCGACGTGATTGTGTTCGACGAGGCGCAGGAGCTGACTGAGGACGCTATCGAGGCCATGCTCTCGACGGGCTCGGCGGGCGACCTCGGCAACTCACAGATCCTCTACACGGGCACGCCGCCCGGCCCGAACGCCTCGGGCGCTGTGTTCACTCGACAGCGCGCGCAGGGCCTCTCGGAGCATCCCGGCCCGATGTGCTGGCATGAATGGTCAGCGGACCCGGACGGGCCTGTCAACCTCGACGACAAGGGCGTGTGGATCGAGACGAATCCGGCGATCACGGCGGGCCGCATGAAGCTCGCGTTCGTCGAGAACGAGCGGCGCACGCTCAACGAAGAAGGCTTCAAGCGTGAACGCCTCGGGATGTGGCCGGCAAACGCTGGAGCCTCGCGCGCGATCGACCCCGCGACATGGGACGTGACGGTCGCAGAAGCCCCCGAGGACGGCATCCGCTCATTCGGCGTCTCATTCAGCGCCGACGGCAAACGCATGGCCCTCGCGGGCGCAATGAAGGAAGGCACGGGAGCGTCCGCGCGCTTCCACGTGAACGCGATCGACACCTACACAGGGTCAACCGCTGCGGGCGTTTCGGCACTCGCCGAATGGCTTGCCGAGCGCGTCGACAGAACGGCGCAGATCAACCTTCTCGGCGGAGCTGGCGCAGCTGCATTGTCAGATGCACTGGACATGCGGGGCGTACCAAAACGCCTCGTCCACATCATGACGACGGGTGAGTACTTCGAGGCCTGCGGTCTGCTCTTTGAGGGTCTTCGAGCTGGACAGGTGACGCACCCGGAGGGAGCGCCGGAGGACGCGCTCAATGCGTCGGTGGCTGTCGTGGACCGGCAGATACGCCGCCGTGACGGCGCTTACGGGTGGGCGGCCTCGACCCCAGACGGGGACGAGACACCGCTAGAGGCGGTATCGGCGGCTCTGCATGCTGCCAAGACAACGCGGCGTAGGCCGAAGGGGAAAACTGGGAGGAGGGCGATTGTCCTATGACTCTGACGAGGATCCCGGCGCTGCCGGGGCTGAGCGACTCTGAGAAGAGTCAGCTGCGCCTCATGCAGGACCGGATCACGGCGAAGCAGTCGAAGAACGCGCTGCTCGACGTGTACTACGAGGGACATCGTGCGTTCCAGGACCTAGGTATTTCGATCCCGCCTCAGATGCAGCGCACGCGCGCAGCTCTAGGCTGGCCGCAGAAGGCCGTCCAAGCCCTCGCGCGAAAGCATGTTTTCGAGGGATACACCGTTGGCGGTCTGACCGACACTTACGACCTGGCCGGGCTGTTGGCCCGCAACGAGTTCGAGACGGAGCTCGCGCAGGCGATCACGAGCGCCTACAAGCACTCGGTGGCTTTCCTGACGGTCGCCGCTGGTGACGTGACGCGCGGCGAGCCGCCCGTCATGGTACAGGCGCGCGACGCGAAGTGGACAACAGCGCTGTGGGATCAGCGCACGCGCACACTGGAGGCCGCGCTGGCCCTGGAAGCATCGACCGCTGAGGGCACCGAGCAGTACGAGAACACGATCACGGGCGCGACGATGTACACCCGCTCGTTCATCATTCATTTCTCCCGCCAGACAGGCTCTGCGGCCTGGCATATGGAGCGGATGGAGAACCCGACGGGCCGCGTGCTCGTCGAACCTCTGGTGTATGACCCGCAGCTCGGACGACCGTTCGGGCGCTCGCGGATCACGACCGAGGTCAGGTACCTGACGGACGCAGCAGTGCGAACGCTGATGCGCGCCGAGACAGGTGCTGAGTTCTTCTCCAGCCCGCAGCGGTACGTCCTCGGCGCGTCCGAGGATGCGTTCACGGGCATGGAGCGATGGTCGGCGATCACGGGCCGGCTGCTCGCGCTCACAGTCAACGAAGAAGGCTCAACGCCGTCGGTCGGGCAGTTCACACAGCTGTCGATGGAACCGCACCTCGCGATGTATCGCCAGCTTGCGCAGAATTTCTGCGCCGCAACGAACCTCCCGATGAGCACCGTCGGCATCTTCGGCGACAACCCGGCATCGGCTGAGGCCATGCAGGCCGCTGAATACCAGCTGTCCGACGAGGCGGACTACCAGTGGCGGATATTCACGCCCGCGCTGCGTCGCCTCCTCCAGGACGTCCTCATGATCCGAGACCGACTCACGGCCCCTCCCGAGGAATCGTGGGATATGGCGATTAACTACACGCCGACCCGCTACGTGAGCCCGCAGGCGAGCGCTGACGTGATCGCGAAGATAGCCTCTGCGCTGCCCGACGTCGCAACGACGACAGTCGGCCTGCGGCGCGCAGGATTCACGCAGGCAGAGATCGAGCAGATCAGAGCGGAGAACGCGCCCGGCAAGGCCGCATCACTCCTCGACCGCCTAGCAGGCCCCGCAGGCCTCGAAGCGAAGTAACGGTGAAGGGGGCGAACCGCGTGTCAAGAACCAGGAAAGAGATCACGCGGTTCGCCAAAGCCCAGAAGCAGTGCGCGCGCTTAGCCAGACGCGACCTAGAGCGCTTCTGGAAAACGCTCGACACGACAGACATCGTCGCGTGCCGCGAAGCACTGGAGGACTTCCTCCCGCAGCTCGTTCAGGCATACGGCAACGTCGGCGGACAACTCGCGGTCGAGTGGTACGAACGCCTGCGACGAGCTGCCGGCGCTCGCGGCGACTACACGCCGAAGCCTGCGCCGTTACCTCGTATCGAGGCTGTGCACGCCAGAATCCGCAGTGCGCTGAACCCGCTGGCCCGCGCCGGAGACGCCGAGGCATCGCTGGAGGCACTGTCTGAATCAACGGAGAACTGGGTGAAAAACTCAGCGCGCCAGACAGTCTCAGCCGCCGCGGCGAAGGATCCCGCGAAGGTCCGTTTCGCCCGCGTCCCGACCGGAGCAGTCACCTGTCCGTTCTGCATGATGCTCGCCTCGCGCGGATGGATATACGCCTCGGAAAAGTCCGCTGGCGCGTTCGACCGATACCACGCCAACTGCGACTGTCAGGTCGTGCCCTCATGGGCCAGCAAGCCCGCAAGCATCGCGGGGTATGACCCGGAGGCGATCAAGAAGCGGTACGACGCAGGAGAGTTCGAGGAGGACACGCGCAAACGATCCGGCGGTCGCAAAAAGCCGACAGAAGAAGCATCTGAAGGCAAATGAGTTTCCCCTACGCGAGGGGCAAATCGCGGCACCATGAGCGCCGACGGGCGCCGCACAAGTACGGACAAACAGGAGACACCATGCACACCACCGACACCAACGCCGACACCACCGAAGCAACCGCAACGGAGGCGACCGACACCCAGGCCGCACCCGCACCCGCTAACCGTCACGCCTTTACGCCGATCACGACGCAGGAGGACCTGGACAAGGTCATCGGCGCACGCCTGGCACGCGAGCGCGAAAAGTACGCCGACTATGACGACCTAAAGGCTGCAGCGAGCAAGCTCGCCGACGCCGAGGCCCGTCTCGCTCAGATCGACGCACAGGCCGCGCTCGACAAGATTCGCGACGACGTCGCCAAGGAAGCCGGAGTCCCCGTCGAGCTGCTGCGCGGCTCGAACAAGGACGAACTAGCCGCACACGCCTCCGCGATCGCGGAGGTGTTGAAGGCGCGGCCTTCGGTGCCTGTGATTCCGACGCAGGGGGCGACCCCGGGTGTCTCCGAGGCTGATTCGGCTCGGCGCGCGTTCGCGCAGAAGCTGTTCGGCTCGAAATAATCCCCATTTTCCTGGAAGGAGCCAACTGTGGCTATTTTCAACACCACCAACACGTCCGTGCTGCTACCGCGGGAAATCGCGGACGGCATGGTCAAGAAGTCTCAGTCCCTGTCGACGGTCGCGCTGCTCTCGCAGCAGAAGCCGATGCGCTTCGGCAAGCAGGACATCATTGTTTTCGACAACTTGCCGAAGGCGGAGTTCGTCGAGGAGGGCGCCGACAAGGCATCGACTACGGGCTCGTTCTCGTCCGTGTCGGTCGCGCCACATAAAGCGCAGGTAACCATGCGCTTCTCGCAAGAGGTCATGTGGGCTGATGAGGACTACCAGCTCGGCGTCCTCGACGAGCTGGCACAGGCTGGCGCGGAGGCGCTGTCTCGTGCTCTCGACCTTGGCCTCTACCATGCGATTAACCCTCTGACAGGTGCGAAGGTCGCGTCGTGGACGAACTTCGCGGCTGCGTCGACGAAGGTCGTCGAGATGAAGGGTAAGACCGCTGAGGCCGACGTCGCCTTCCGCGCTGCTGTCGGTCAGGTCGTGAACGGCCTGAACCCGGCGATGGTCACGGGCGCTGCGTTTGACCCGAAGTTCTCCTGGGCGCTGTCGGAGCTGCGCCGTAAGGACGGCGCGGGCGACACCTCAGACCAGCGCTACCCGCAGCTGGGTTTCGGCACGAACGTCTCCGAGTTCCTCGGCGTCCCGGTCGCTCAGGGCAACACGGTTTCCGCGACCCCCGAGGCGACGGACACCAAGGTGCGCGCGATCGTCGGTGATTTCACGGCCGGCGTTCGCTGGGGTATCCAGCGTCAGCTGCCCGTCGAGCTGATTCAGTTCGGCGACCCGGACGGCCAGGGCGATCTGAAGCGCAAGAACCAGGTGGCGCTGCGCCTGGAGACCGTCTACGCCTGGTACGTGTTCACTGACCGTTTCGCGCTCGTCAAGGAAGCAGCGGCCTGAAGTGGAACCGTGGGCGACCCCAGGAGACCTGGAGGCCCGTTGGCGCCCGCTGACCGAAGCTGAGCGCGCGCGCGTGAGCATGCTCATCGAGGACGCGCAGACGCTCGTGATGGATGAGTGCCCGAACTGGCGGTCCGCCGGTTCGGGTACTCGCATCCGGGTCATCTGTGCGATTGTCAAGCGCGCGATGACGGCGCCGTTCGCTGATGAAGGTCTCACGGGGATATCAGCAGCAACGGAGACGACCGGCCCGTTCTCGCAGCAGCTGACGTTCGCGAACCCCTCGGGCGACCTCTACCTCACCAAGGCTGAGCGCCGCGCGTTCGGTGCGGGCCGTGGCCTCGCGCTCGAAATCGACCTCCTCGCATCACGGGAGGAATCCTGATGATGCAGAAGTGGCGGACACCGGTGCAGGTAGAAGGCCGCACGCGACGCGACGCCGACGGCTACCTCGTGCAGGCCAGCGCGGAGCGGCTCATACCCGGGTGCCTCATCGCACCCGGAGCGTTCACGGTCCCGGGGCTGCTGGCGTCGCCGACGTCGGAACAGCCCGACGACCAGGCAACACTGTACGCGCCGCGAGGATCGCAGTTCGATGTCGGCGACACGGTCGTCATCCCGCGAGCTCATCCGCTCGGCGGGAAATGGCAGGTCGAATCGAAGCCGGCGCCCTGGCCGCGCGGGGTATCCGTGACCATCAAACGGAGGTGAGGCATGGGCGGCTTCAAACGCGACACGCAAGCGATCGACGCTTTCCTGAGCAGCGGAGCCCTCGCACCAGCACTCCTCATGGAAGCAGAGCAGCTCAGAGCCGCCGCAGCCTCCGCCGCACCTCGCGGCTCATCGGACAAAGGCGGGCACCTCGCAGACTCATACAAAGCCGAAACGACTAAAGCGCCGCTCAGCCCGGGAGGTCCGGTTCGAGACGTTGGCCGCGTCTACAACGACGCGCCCCACGCGCTCGCAGTTGAATTCGGCCACCGTTCCAGAGCCGGGAAGCCGGTCCCTGGCGCACACACCCTCCGAGCACTCCTCGGAGCCAGATCTAAACGGAGGTAGCTCAGGTGCCCTACACCGATGCAGTTCAGGTCGTCCGCGATGCTATCACCGCGGCGACCGGCATCCAAACCGCACGAGTACTGCAGCCCGGCTTCACCGACGGGCCGCTACCTCTCGCGCACGTCTCGCTTGTACAAACCCAGCAGGGGGACTACGACCGAGACGACACGATCTCCATCTCCATCTACGCAAAGACACCGGCCTCACCCGCCGATGTCGGCGCATCCGCGATCGCGGACCAGATCGAGGGGGCGCTCGGCGTCCGTCCGATCGTCGGCGCGGGCGGCTGGGTAGATGCGGTGGAGGTTGACTCAGTCCTGGGCGTGCAGCCGTACTTTGAGGCTGTCGAGGTCGTCCATATGACGGCCACGGTCACGCACAGACCAATCTCAGAATGACATCAACTGACATGAAGGGAAGGCTCGCATGCCCACCATCGAGGCCCTCAAAAAGAAGCACAATCGCTCGACGAACGTCCGCAAGGGCCTGAACGCACTCGCGTTCCTGGCCCCGATGACGGCTCAGGTCCCGGAGGCGATCACCGACGCCGGCGGCGCCCTGAAGGAGATTCCGGCGGACTTCCTGCCGCTTGGACTGATCTCGACTGACGGCATCACCAACTCGGCAGACGCGAACACAGAGGACGTGGAGGCGCTGGGCTATGCCGAGGCCGTCCGCACCGACCTCACCAAGGCACCTAAGACCGTCAAGCTCACGGTCCTTGAACCCATCCGCAAGACGATCCAGCAGCTCGTATATGGCATTGATCTCTCGCAGACCAAGGCCAATAAGACAACGGGCGAGATCGTGTTCGACGAGGCCGCGACGCCGGCACTCGCCGAATACCGTCTGCTGATGGTCATGGCTGACGGCCCCGCCGCCGACGAGTGGATCGTCGGACGCTGCTACCCGCGAGTGAAGCTCTCGTCCCTGCCGGATGAGAAGTGGGCCGCATCGGACGCGATTCAGTTCGACCTGGAGTTCGCCGCGTTCATGGACGAGACGGCAGGTACGTCCTGCCGTCACTACATCGGCGGCTCCGGCGCGATCCGCCACCGCGACGCGATCGGCTTCGAGCAGGCCAACTGACCGCTCTCGATCTCGGGCGGGCCGGGGCTGATCTCCCTCCGGCTCGCCCGTCACACCGCACCTAATGGAGATCGCCTCACGGATAGGACCGCACATGAAGTTCACGAAGGAAGTCAAGACCGACGACGGCGACACGATCAGGCTGGAGCGTGAGACCGACGCTGCAGTCGAGCAGAACCAGCTCATCTCGCAGGGCTGGGAGGTCGCCGACGACTCGAAGGCCGACGGCGAGAAGCCGACGCTGCCCGCGCCTCCCACCTTCAACAAGTAACCAACCGCCAGACAAATAAGGAGATCACACATGTCTGACCAGATGAAGCCCACGTTCACGTTCAATGCTCTTGCGAAGCTGGAGAAGGCTGCGGCCCCGGAGACGTTCACGTTCGGGATCGGGAGCCAGGTCATCAGTTTCCCGGATCCGCTGAGCCTGACGCCCGAGGCCGCTGAGAAGTTCATGGCGTCGATGGAGTCCTCGAAGGCTCCGACGCAGATGATTCGCACCTGGCTCTCCGCTGCGGACGCGGACCTGCTCCTCAGCAAGCTCAACATGAGGCAGCTCGGAATTCTGATCCGTCAGGCGTCTGAGCATTATCAGGGCATGCTGGGTGATTCGGGGGAAGGCAGCGCCTCTACGACCGTCTGAGTCGGTACGAGAGGCAGATCGTCTCTGATCTCGCGGAGCAGGGCTGGGATGTCCCGGCCCTGTTCCGCGCCCGCCGCTGGCGCTTCCTCCTCACTCTCATCGACGGCCTCGGGTCGACGAGCAGGACAACTGTTGCGATCCTCAACGACCCGGACAGGTTCGAGGAGATCGCGCGTAGCGTCGCCGCCACCGAGGCGACCGCCGACGACACCGAAGCACGGATGAGGGAACAGACCCCGGTCGTGCGCCTCTTGCAGGACATCTTCGATCTGGTGTCCGCAGCCTTCGGCGGCAAAGACCCATACCCGCGTCCAGTTTCGGCGGTCGAGCTCGCACTCGAGGACGCGCGCACCGACCACCTTCGCGACTTCCGAGATGAAGCAATGAAGGCACTTCTCCCCCACTGGGAGGACACCGAAGAATAACCGAAGAGAGGAACCCCGACATGGCAGGCGTCTACAAAGCTGGGACGCTCTACGTAGACGTAGTCCCCTCCATGAAGGGTTTCTTCAAGACGGTCGAGGCCGACGCTAAGGCACAGCTGCCCAATATCGGGCAGAGCGCCGGCAGGGACTTCGCGAACGGTCTGCGCTCAGGCGTGGGCGCCAGCGGCGCGCAGGTCGCGAAGTCGATCAGCCAGCCCCTCGACGCCGCTGCAAGCGACGTAAAGAACAGCGTCAACGCGATGACGAGGGGGCTGCAAGCCTCCACGAGCGGCATGCAGCGCGCCGCCGACGGCGCAGGCCGAAGCCTCTCCACGATGGGCGCCGAAGCGGGCCGCGCTCGCGGGCCGGTTGATTCGGCGGCTCGCGCGCTCGACGGGGCGGCGTCCTCGGCTGGGTCGGCGGCGGGCAGCATGCGAGAAGCCGGCTCGGGCTTCTCGTCTATGACGAGCTTCGCTCAGAACGCGATCGCGCCCCTGGCTGCGCTGGCAGCAGCCGTGGGCATCGGTGGTTTCGTGACGGAGGCTATCGCCGCGTCGGACGCGACGCAGAAATTCGCGGATACGCTGAATTTCGCGGGGATTGATCCGGATCGGATCGAGGAGCTGGGAGCCGCCGCCCAGAAATATGCCGACGAGACGGTGTATGACCTGTCGGATATTCAGGGCATCACGTCGCAGCTCGCGGCGAACAACGTCAAAGACTTCGATAAGCTCGCCGAGGCGGCGGGCAACCTCAACGCCGTCGCTGGTGGATCGGCTGAGACGTACAAGCAGGTTGGCCTGGCCCTCGTACAGGTCAACGGCGCCGGGAAGCTGGCCACGCAGGATTGGAATCAGATCGCGAACGCGATTCCGGGTGCCAGTGGCAAGATTCAGAAGGCGCTGCTCGATGCGGGCGCATACACCGGGAATTTCCGGGAGGCGATGGCGCAGGGCCAGATCAGTGCCGAAGAATTCAACGAGGCTTTGCTGAGCCTGGGCTTCGACGAGGTCGCGGCGAACGCGGCTCGCGACACGAGCCGTATCGAGAATGCAGCAGGCAACCTCCAGGCAACCCTCATGGGCGGTGTGAAAGAGCTTGTCGACTATATGAAGCCGACGATCACGGACCTTATGGGCTGGCTGTCGGGCGTGTTCTCAAACGCCTTCGGGTGGATCAAGGAACACAAGGATCTGCTGGTCGCGCTGGGTGAGGGCATCGGTGTCGCGGTTGCCGCGTACTGGGGTTTCTCGGTTCTGACGCAGGTGATCGAGTGGATCAAGACCACAACGCTCGTGCAGGAGGGGCTCAACGCGGCTATGGCCGCGAACCCCATCGGGCTTGTGGTCGTGGCTATTGGCGCGCTCGTCGCGGGTCTGATCTACCTGTACAACACGAATGAGGACGTCGCGAACGCGATCAACGCCCTCGGCTCTGGCATCGCGGAGTTCTGGACAAACAACGTCACGCCCGTCATCGATGCCTTCGTTGATTACACGAAGAACACCCTTATTCCGTCGATTGAGTCGGCGTGGGGCATCCTAACGACCGGCGACTACGACGGGAACCTATTCGGCTTGGAGGAGGACTCGGCGCTCGTCGATTTTTTCTTCACTCTGCGCGAGTCGCTCCTCGCGGTCGGGGAGATCGCCTACACGGCGTGGACGGACCAGATCAAGCCGTCAATTGAGGCGGCGTGGGACTGGATCAGCGGCACGCTGTGGCCGGGCCTCCAAGACTTCTGGTCGACCGTGCTGCAACCGCTGGTTGAGGGGATCGGCTCGGCCCTCGCCCTCGCATGGACCGCCGTCATCCGTCCGACCCTCATGGCCCTGTGGACCATCATCTCCCGCGTGCTGTGGCCTGTCCTGCAAACCCTCTGGGAGAACGTGGTCAAGCCGCTGTGGGAGGGCTTCGCGTCGGCAGTACAGGCGGCCTGGGCCGTGATCTACCCGGCCATGCAGGCACTTGCGGGCTTCTTCCGGGACACGCTCATGCCCGCGCTCTGGGCGTTCTGGCAGGATGTCGTTGAGCCGGTCTGGACGAACGTCTCAACGTTCATCCTCGCGGTCTGGGACAACGTCCTCTATCCCTTGTTTGACCTGCTGGCGACGGTCGTCTCGGGCACTGTCGGCCTGGCCTTCCAGGGCCTATGGACGGTCGTCGTGACTGTCTGGAATGGGATCAGCACGGCGATTCAGACAGTCTGGGGCATTTTGTCCCCGATCTTCTCTGCGATTGGCAGCGCGATCTCAACCGTGCTCGGCCCTACATTCACTTGGCTGTATGACTCGGTCATTCAGCCGGTGTGGGACAAGATCGCGTCGGCGGTGCAGACAGCATCATCCGTGCTGATCGACGTTGTCTTTCCGGCGATTAAGAGCGCGATCAACGGCATGAAGGACGGCTTCGAGTCGTTCCGTCAGTCGGTCGAGACAGTGTTCGAGAAGGTCAAGGGCGCCGCAGCAAAGCCGATCAACTTTGTCATCACGACCGTCTATCGTGACGGCATTAAGGCCGCGTTCGATACGATCGCAGAAAAGGTAGGGTTGTCGACGCGCCTGCCTACGGTCAATCCAATACCCGGATACGCGGCTGGCGGTGTGTTCAGCACCATGACGCCCGGGTATTCGCCGGGCAAGGACATCTACCATTTCTACAGTCCGGATGGGGGCGGCGCGCTGCGCTTGTCCGGCGGTGAGGGTATCATCCGCCCAGACGCACTGCGAGCTCTCGGCGGGAAGCCCTGGCTCGACCGAGTTAACGCCTCGCGAGGCTCCGGACTCGCGACCGTCGGGGAGACCGGACGCCGTCGCGGCGAAGTCGCGTTCGCAGACGGCGGCGTCTGGAACGCCGTTAAGGGAGGATTCTCCAGTGCGCTGAGCTGGGTCAAGGAAACCAGTGAAGCGGTCGCAGATATTGTGTCTGACCCGGCGGGTGCGGTAGTTAACCTCGTGATCGAGCCCGCGAAAAAACTGCTCGCGCCGAATAACGGCGATTTCTGGGAGCAAGTCATTTACGCGGCCCCCACGCTGTGGTTTGACGCGATCAAAGATTTCTTCACAGGAAAAGTTGAAGCGTCTGGACTGGCCGGTGGAGCTGGTCTCGTCGGCGCGGCCATGAAGGCCGTCCTCATGGGCGTCCCCTATGTGTGGGGCGGCAGCTCTATCCCGCCCGGCCTAGACTGCTCCGGCCTCGTCTACTGGGCCGCGCAGCAGCTCGGCCTCGGCTGGCCGCGCCTAACCGCCGCCGGATACCAATCCGGCTCAACCCCCGTCCCCTGGGGATCAGCAACACCCGGAGACCTCCTCTACTGGGGATCGCCAGCCTGGCACGTAGCCGTCTACGCAGGCAACGGACAGATGATCGAAGAGCCAAAGCCTGGACTGAACGCCCGCAAAACCGCGATCTGGGGCTCCCCCAGCGTCGGCAGGTACGGCGGCGCACGCAAGTACGACCGGGGCGGCTGGCTCCCCGACGGAGTCACCGCCGCAGTCAACCAAACCGGCCAGCGCGAAGCGATCCTCACCGCCCGTCAGTGGGCCGACGTCTCCGCGCTCGCGGCCAGCGGTGTGGGTGCGGGGGTCTCTCTGGAGGGCGCGCAGGTGCAGCTAATCCTCGATGACGGCGCGGAGTTCCGCGCGCACGTCGAGGGGATTAGCGCGGGCGTTCTCGCCCGTAGGAAGCAGCTCACAGGAAGGAGCCGATAATGCGGACAAACCTCTGCCCTAATCCCTCGTTCGCGTATGGAACGAACGGGTGGGCGAGGTATGCGCCGTCGTCGCTCCGGATAGCGTCTGATCCTGCGGCGTGGGGCGGGCACGATCGACAGTCCCCAACCTATCTGGCTGTCGATGTGCCCGCCCAGTTACAGGGCCAGGTCGCGACGCCCGGCATTGTGCCGGTCGCGGCGGGGCAGGCGCTGGCGGTGTCAGCGCTGGTGCGCACGAGTCCGGGTATCGGCCTCGCCGTCCGCGTCGAGTGGACGGTGGCGGGCCGTAGCCAGCTCGCGTCCGCGCCGCTGCTGCTGACGTCGAGCGCGGAGGGCGATCACCAGACGTGGGTCCACGTGGCCCCGACGGGCGCAACGCAGGCGCGCGTGCGTTTCGAGGTTCGTACCTCGGGCGCCCGCGACAACAGCCCCGGGTGGATCAACCTCGATGACGTCATGATTGTCGCGGCTGCGACAGTCGAGGAGGCTATCGCTGACGCGGCGGACTTCTTCGACGGGGACACGCCTCAGCAGCGGATCGGCTACTCGCAGCGCGCGATCACGCACCAATGGGCGGGCACGAAGGGCTTGTCTGCGTCGCGTGAGGTTGAGGGCGCGCTGGATATGACGCGCGAGCCGGTCGCGGTCGTCGAGGACGGCCAGGCCCCGCGCGTCCAGTTGGTCATCCCGGCGGCGCTCGCGCCTGCGGGCACGGCCTGCTACGTCGAGGGCATCGCCTCGACGGGCTTCAAGTGGGTCCCCCGCGCCGGTGTCTGGACGGGCACGGGTGAACAGCGGGTGATCGGGGATTCGCTCGCGCCGATCAACACCGAATTTAGGTATCGTCTGACTACGTCGAGGGGCGTCGAGGTGGAGTCCTCGCCGGTCGTGCGCCGCTGGCAGGGGCTCTCGCTCATGACGGACACCGCGGGCAGGATGCCCGTGAATCTGCTCTGGCAGGGGGCCGATCAGCGCGAGATGAAGGTCCGGCTGACCGAGCATGAGGTGCCCGGGAGGCCGACGCCGGTCATGGTGTACGCGCCGACAATGGGTGCAGGCACCGTCTCGCTGACGGCGCGAACGAACCGCCGGGACACGCAAGCGCTCAAACTCCTGCTGGGAACGCCGACCCCCGTCGCGCTGTTCCATAACCCCGAGCACTGCGTGCAGTGCCGGGCAGGTGCCTGTGACGTCGATCTAGTGACTCTCATGTCACCGACGTCGGTGTCGATGGAGCGTGCAGCTCGGCTCGACATCGCGGAGCGCACCTGGACGATCAAGGGGACAATCACGTCCCTGCCGCAGGCGTCGACGCTCCTCGCGCTCTCGACGTGGACGGACTTTGACGGTCGCGCGCTCACGTGGCAGGCACTCGACGTGCGCCGCCTCACGTGGGAGGCGTTCGACCGCACGATCTGGCAGGAGGATCGATGAGCCTGACTGGTCCAGATGCTCGTATTCCGGACGACCTGCTGTCGTCTGCATACACGCTGAGGTCGACGGTCGAGTCGTGGCTCGGCGATGAGTACCTCGGTGAGGTGCCCGTCGAGGACGGTTCGGTTGCCTGGGATGCGTCCCAGCAGGTGCAGGGCTCGCTATCGCTCGCGGTCCCGCGCGTGGGCTCGGCGAGTGAGGATGAGGACTGGCGGGACTGGGACCCGACGGACCCGACGCATCCGCTCGCTTGCTTCGGTCAGACGCTGCACGTCTCGCTGACAATCGCGTCGGTGATCCCCGGCGGCGGCTGGTGGGACATCCAGCTCGGGCGCTTCCTCATCACCTCTGTCGATCCCGGTCCCTCGACCGTGCGTGTGACCGGGAAATCGCTGATGCACCGCCTAGAAGAGGATCGGCTCACAACGCCGCTTTCTCCCATGTGGAATGGCACGCTCGCGTCCGAGATTAGGCGTCTGGTCGGCGGGCATATGGGTGTCGTCATCGACGCTGGGCTCGTGGACCGGTGGTGTCCGTCGATGACCTGGGGCGAGTCGCGGATCGATGCGGTGTACGAGATCGCGAAGGCGTGGCCGGCGTCGATCCGTGAGGGCGGAGACGGCATCCTGTACGTGACCCCGCCTGTTTCGCCGCCTGTCTCGCCGCCGAAGCTGCGGCTCACGGACGGCCTCGGCGGAACCGTCGTCGGCGTCTCCTCGCAGGTATCGCGCGACAAGGTATATAACCGCGTCGTCGCCAGGGGCCAGGACGGGCACGACGAGGGCGCGCCCGCGTTCCAGGCGATCGCGGATCAGGCGACCGGCCCGATGCGCACCGACGGCCCTTATGGAGTTGTCCCCCGCTTCTTCTCCTCGCCGCTCATCACGTCGCAGGAGCAGGCCCGCAAGACCGCTGAGGCGATGCTCGCTGAATCGATCCGCCGGAAGGTCAAAGTCCCGGTGGAGCACGCGCCTGATCCGCGCGTCGCGCTCGATCAGCCGGTTGAGATCGTCACGCAGCCTGTCCTTGCGGCGGAGCCAAAGACACTCTGGGGGCTCGTCACCGCCTACGAAGTGCCTCTCACCTATAAGGGGACGCAGAAAACCGACGTGGAGGTGACACTATGACCGTCCGCGTCATGGACTTGGTCTCCTCGACGCCTGATGATTTGCCGCCCCGGTATGGGTCGGACAGATCAACGACGGCGGTCGCGCGGATCGTAGACCTCGTCGAAGGCGGTCGCCAGCTTATTGTTTCCCTGTACGGTGGTGCGGGTGTGCAGATCCCCGCGACCGCCGTCAACTGGGAAGACGTCAGGACGGCGCACGTGCTCCTCGACCCGGATACCGGGCGCCCGGTACACGCGCTCGGCCCTGCGCCGTCCCCCGAGGGGCCGCTTCCGGCGGTCCCGAAAATGCCCGAGCCTATGCCTGTGGCCCGGCACGCGGTGCTCACGCCGCAGTGGATGGGCACGTGGACAACCGGCGGCTGGTCGAGGTACGGGGACGGCGGAGCCTGGCAGGGGATCAACCCCGCAGGCCAGCGCCTCCGAGGCCTAGTCACCTACGGTCGGCAGCTCGAAGCCCTCGGAACCATCACGGTCACCCGGGCGCTGCTCACCGTCCGGCCCGCGTCGCACGTCCCGCCGTGGGCGCTCGTGATCCAGCCCGCCGCCTACTCGGAGTCGGGGCCGCAGCCCACCGGCGCCACGCAGACAATCACAGTCGCCACCGCGCGGGAGCAGGTCGACATTACGGACCTGGCAAAAACCCTCACAGCGGGCGCCGGCCTCGCGCTCGTCGGCGCTGCATACGGCGGCATCACCAAGGGCGGCGCGAGCGGAAGCCTCCACCTCGACTACACCGAAACACTCCCAGTCAAACCAGCAGAAAGGCGCGCGCAATGAGCTACCAGGACCAACGCGGGCACCGCGTTCCCTCACCAACTGACCCGGCCCGCCGACAAGACCTCCTCGACCTATCCCTATCCATCCCCTCATACAAAGCCTGCGCATCCGAGACAGCCGCCGCCCAATACGTCGCCGCGCTCGCGGGCGTTGGTCTCACGGCCTCCCCCGCTCAGCCGGTGTACGTGTGGAGGACCGATCTCAATGCGGTTCGTGTGTGGGATGGCCGAAGGTGGTCCGGTGAATCGAATCTGCAGATGGAGCTGAGCGCGGTCGGCGATATGCCGGTCGGTGCGGGACTGAGTACGACCGTGCAAAATGGCCTCATCAAGGCGGGCCGTGTCGCGACGTCGAGCGCGGAGATCGCGTTCGGCAACCTCTACATGCCCCGCGTCACGTTCCAGACACCTTTCCCGACCGACTGCGTCTCGGTCGTCATCACACCGCTGTACGGCTCCGGCCCGGCGGGCTGGAACTTCAAGAACGCCCGTCAGTTCTGCGTCGACGTCTTGGACAAGTCGGGCTTCCGCCCGATGCTCCCGGGCGTGACCTCTGAGGAGCGTCACTCCTACTCGTGGGTAGCTTTCGGCTACTGATCCCACCAATTCTTCATGCCCTCGGACAAACCCGTCCGGGGGCTTTCCCATACCCAAAGAGGAGAAACAAATGGAACCCAGCATCGAGCAGCTCATGGCGTCGATGACGCCCGCGACGGACACGCCGCCCGACGTCGTCGAACCGATCTTCATTCCCTACGAGCAGCCGGAGGCCGCACGATGAGCATGACCGCACAGAACGTTCTTGCATGGGCCGCAGGAGAAATCGGATACACCCGCTGGGACGACCCCGAGGAGGGGTCGAAGTACGGCCGCTGGTACGCCAAGAAGCACGGGGCCTACTACGGCACGTCCGGCGTGCCCTTCTGCGCTATGGGGGCCTCCTGGTGCGCGACCGACAATGAGGACAAGTCCGCCCTGCCCGGCGGCGATTTTGCCTACGTCCCGTATGGCATCAACGCAGCCGCCCGCGAAGGCCGCCTCGTCTCCCCCATGACCCAGGCAGCACCCGGAGACCTGGTCTGTTTCGACTGGAACGACGACGGGGTCGCCGACCACGTCGGGATTGTCGAAGCCAACTACGGTGGCTGGGTTCAGACCATTGAATTCAACACCAGCTCGGGCGCTGCGGGCTCGCAGTCGAACGGCGGTGGCGTGTGGCGCCGCACCCGAGGCTGGGAGTCCGTCTGCGCAGTCATCCGACCGTCTTACGGCGGCGCGACCACCGCGGCGGGCTACACCGACATCACGGCCCTGCAGGCGGCAGTCGGCGCGACCGCTGACAACGTCATCGGCCCCGATACCACGAAGAGGATCTATGCCGTGGTCGCCGCCTCCAGCTGGGGCGGTCGCCAGTTCCCGTTCGGCGTGGAGTACGTACAGTCCGTGATCGGCGCGGAGCCTGACGGCATCTGGGGCGACGCCTCCGACGAGGCGCACGACCGCGTCGTCGGCAACCTGCAGCGCGCTGTCGGCGTGGACGACGACGAAGTCTACGGCCCGGCGACGAACGCTGCGATTAACACCGCGCTCGCGGGCGCGGAGAAGGGGGAATGACGATGAATGATCTTCTGCTCGGGCTTCACACGGACCCGTTCCTGACGACTGTCGTTGTCGGCCTGGTGTGGCCGATGGTGCAGGCGGCCTTGGATCGTCCGTACTGGACGCCGGCGCGCCGTAAGGTGCTGCTCGCGGTCGTCGCGGTCCTCGTCTCTCTGGCCGTGTGGGTGTCCGGGACGTATCCGGCGACCTGGCGGCTGATGGTCGCGCAGGCCGGCGTTTTCCTCGGCGTCGCCTGGAGCGTTTTCCAGGTGCTCTCAGCGGTCCGTATCAACGGCGTGAGCCTCATTGATTGGGTAGGAGCAGTGACGCCCGGCGGTGAGTCCGTCGAGGAGGTCCGCGCAGCGGCTGGTTCTGGTGCCTCTGCTCGGGTAGTCGACGGGGCAGAGCTGGGCAGCCGTGACTGAGCTTTTAGCGGACCCGAAGGTGACAGACGCGCTCGCCGCGCTCCTGGTCGCAGTCATTGTCGCCGTTGCCGGCATCGTCGCACTGGTCGCGAGCCAGGTGCGACGCTGGCTGGAGGCGAAGTTCGAGCACGTCCTCGAGGGGGTCGAGGAGGCCCGCGCCGCCGCCCGCTCGGCGGACGCGCAGGTCTCCAATGACCACTCAACCAATATCCGGGACGATCTTGATCGCGCGATCGAGACCGTGCATGCGGTCTCGGACCAGATCGGCGAGCTGACCGGACATGTCGGGACGCTCGCCGATCAGCTCGGCCGCGTCGAGACGACGCTCAGCGCTCATGGAGAGAGCCTCGAAGCAGTCTCGGCGCGCGTCGGTCGGATCGACGAACGCGGCGGCCGCATGGCCGAGGAAATCCATGATGAGCGAGTAGCTCGTGAGGCAGCACAGCGGACCATCGACGAGCACTCGCACGACGCGCACGCGCGACTGCACGAGCGCCTCGACAGACTCGAAGAGAAAGTGAACCAGCAATGACCACGACTATCTTGGGCGCTGTCGGGCGGCTTGATGGCACTCCCGAGCCGCGGGCCTATATTGTCGCCACGCTCGCGGGGACAGGCGAGAATCTCGCTGTCCTCGCGGGCGGGCCGGTCGCCCGACAGGCCGACGTGCGAGGACAGATCGTCCTCCCACTCGACATCCGCACGGAGACGCAGGTGCATCTGCGTCTCGCGATCCCAGGTCGAACGCTCCGCGAAGCGACCGTCTCCCTGCGCCCTGGCGTGGCTTACGAACTCGCGCCGCTCTTCTCCGGAGCACCGTCGCCGACACCATCGCCCGCGCCAGTCCCCGGTACGGGCGGCGTCGAGCTCTCCGGCGACGGAGACACCCTCACCCTGACCGGCACGCTCTCCGGAGACGGGGACACAATAGAGATCGGAGCATAGACAATGGCAGCGAAACCGACGCTCTACACCAAGCAGGGCACCGATAAAGCGATCGCGCGCGCGGTCGCCCCGCTCGCCACGAAGGCCGAGCTATCCGGCTACGCGATGAAGGGCGACGTCGCGACTGCCGCAGCTGGCGGCAAGGTCGACCTCAGCGAGTACGCAAAGAAGTCCGAGCTCGCCGTGTACGCTACGCGCGAGGAACTGGGCAACTACGCGACAGCACGCCAGGTGGCCGATCTCGCCACACGCGCCGACCTCACCGCCTACGCGACGAAGGACGACGTCGCGGGCGTCGCCCACGCCTCGGACCTGACCGGCCTCGCGACCAAGGCCGAGCTGTCCGCCTACGCGACGAAGGACGACGTCGCGGGCGTCGCCCACGCCTCGGACCTGACCGGGCTTGCCACCAAGGCCGAGCTGCAGGCCGCACTCACAGGGGTAGGAATCACAGTCGTTGCCACCGAGGCAGAAGCGCAGAAGCTGCCCGACGGCACGCTGTACTTCCTCGCGGGCGCCGCTGCGCCTGTGCAACCGCCGACCCCGACGCCCGGCCCCGCGCCCGCCGCAGGCCCGACAGTCGTCAGCCACGCCGCCGGCCAGGTCGTCGGCCAGACCATCGCCGTCAATATCGACGGCAAGGCCGGAGACAAGGTCATCATCGGCATCAATGAAAAAGCGCAGGGGACGCGGGCGACCGCCAGCCTGCCCCAGGGGTGGACGACGCTCGTCGAGCCGTACTGGGTCGGCACCATGAGCGCGACCGTCGTGACCGGACCCTGGGCACCCAAGGTCACAATCACGATGTCTCAGAACGCTGAGATTGGCTGGGCCGCAGCCGCTGTACGCGGAGCCTCCAGCATCGAGGCCGGCACCGTCAAGAAACGCCAGGCCGACCCTGTCGAGACCAAGACTTGCACGGCGCCCGCGCTCGCGGGCGATGGTCTCGCGCTCGGATTCACTTTTGAGCGCACGAGCGCGGTCGAGTCGTCTGAGCAGGTCACGGTCTCGGAGGGCTGGGAGAAACTTGAATTCGCGGCTCAGGACGGTCTGAATTATCAGACGGTCACGCTCGCGAAGCGAACCGCAGCCGCTCCCGCCGATCTCATCGTGACCTACCCAAATGTGCAAGGCTCAAACGGCCTCGGTGTCCAGGTGGTCGCCCGTGGCTGAGCTGACGATCTACCAGCGCCGCCGCGACGGCGGTGACGTGCCCGGGGTCGTGCGCCGCCGACGGCGCGACGGAGGAGACCTCCTCCTGCGCCGCCGTGAGGCAACAACACCGGTCACGCCGGCCTCGACGGACGTCGTCGAGCAGTTCCTCAGCCGGCATCCGTTGTATATAGCCCACAGGATGGGCGGCACGGAGTATCCAGAATTCACGCAGCGGGGCCTAGACGCCTCGCTGCGGGCCGGATTCAAGGCCCTGGAGGTCTCCGTCCGGCTATCCGCGAAGGGACAGGACGGCGAGCCCGCAGAGTTCGTCGCAATCCATGACTGGAAAACAACGCGCACGGTCCCGGGAACGGACCTGCCGATCTGGTCCACGCCGTGGAGCACGCTGCGGACTCTCCAGCAGGGCGCGGGGCCGTTTATGCGGCTGCGGGACATCGTCGATCAGATACCAGATGACGTGGTTCTCGCGGTCGATCACAAGACGACGTCCTCGGAGGATCAGCGGAACGCCGCTGATCTGCAGGCTGAGGAGCAGCTTTTCGAGTACCTCGACACCGCGTTCGGCGGGCACCCTGAGCGCCGTGTGATCTGGAAGGTTTTCGCGAAGGGCACGAGCGCGGCGCGCGCGAAAGCACACGGCTACCGCACGATGGCCATGCTCTACCCAGCCGAAGTCCCAGCGGCTGACCTCAGCGCTTGGGACATGATCGGTATGGAGTGGTCCGCGAGCGCGGACGTGTGGAATCGCATCAATGCGACCGGGCGTCCGACGATCGCGCATATCATCACGAACGAAGGACAGGCGCGGACGGCGCTCGATAAGGGCGCGTCGGGCCTTATGGCGTCGTTCCCGTCGCGTGTGCATCCGTAAAGCTGAGAGGTCCTACCCTGCACGGGTGGGGCCTCTCTTGCTATTTTGGAGGGCTCGCATGCCGCGAGCGCTGGGTGCGGCTGACGGCTCTGAATGTGTCCTCGTCGCGGGCGTTGGCGGCGGCTTGTGGGTCGCGGACGCGGGAGAGTCGTGCGAGCGCCTCGGGTTTGGAGGAGCTGCGGCTGATGCGCTCGCGCACGCTGGGGGCGGCGAGCTTTGTCGTGCGGGGAAGCTCGTAGGTCTCTCGGTACTCGGCGGCGGTCAAGCCGTGCGCCAGGAATGTGTGCACGGCGAGGTTCAGGTAGGCTTTGCCGCACTCGTGGCAGATGAGTCGCCCCTCTTCGTCCTCTGTGATGCGTCCGTATACGCCTGCGCCGACGGGCTGGCCGACGCGGGGGGCGGGCTCGTCGGCGTGCTTTCCGCGTGCCCGCTTGTAGTGCATCAGGCAGAGTCCATGTGAGATCGCGTCGCGGTCGCAGCCGGGGGCCGAGCACCGGGCGGCGGGCGAGCCTTGGGGGCGTATCCAGCGCCTCTGTGCCGCCCACGCCTCGACGGCGGCGGCGCTCCACCAATAGGCGTGCCCGACACGCACCGGGCGCAGGCCCTCGCGGCGCATTGTCTTTCCGAGCTCGCGCGGATCGCGCTTAACGCCGATGAGGGCTGGCACTTCGGCGGTGGGCAGGTAGCCGCGCTCGCGGGCTTCGTCGGCGCTCATCGTGCCGTCGACGTCTTGTCTCATTGCGTGCCTCTTTCTCGCATGAGTTGGCCCCCCGCCCCCCCCCCCAAGCAAGGGGGGGGGGGTCTCTCGGCGTGATCCCTCCCTCTCCTCGCCGCTGCAGGCGC